GCAGAACACCCACAAGGGTGGGATGACCAACTGGGGAGACCTGCCGGAGATCCCTGTGGACAATCTTGTGGCATACGTATGGGATCAGGAGGGCGCGAACTGGGTGGGCAGATCCTGGTTCCGCGAATGCTACAAGAACTGGGTGATCAAAGATCGCCTGATGCGGATCGACGCCATCAACCACGAGCGCGCGGGAGGGGTTCCGTACATTGAGGCTCACCCTGGCGCGACGTACGACGAGATCAACCAACTGAACAAGATGGCGCAGTCCTTCCGGATCGGCGACACTGCCGGCGGTGCGGTACCGGCGGGCGCGAAGTTCAATATTGCTCGTGGTACGAACTCGAGTGTTGTCGATTCGATTCGCTATCACGACGAGGCTATGGCCAGGCGCTTCATGCTAATGGTGATGCAGCTAGGTCAGACCGAGACGGGCAGCCGTGCATTGGGCACGACGTTCGCGGAACTGTGGGCAGGAGGGCTTGCTGCCATCGCAGACTGGATTTGCGATACCTTTAACGAACACGTCATCGAGGACGACGTGGACTGGAACTGGGGAGAGGAAACTGAGCAAGTACCAAGGCTGGTCTACGAAGTTGACCCGATGCTCGCCGTCGAAGACTTGGCGGCAACAGTTACTGCAGGCGTCATTGTCATCGACGATGACCTTGAGCATTATGTCCGAAAAGAGATGGGCTTGCCGGAGAAGGGCACGCCGAGGTTGAGCCCGGAACAGAAGCTCGCTGAGGACACGCTAGAGTTGGGAAAGAAGACCCAGGAGGATTCTCACAAAGTTGCGCTGGAGGCCGCGAAGAACCCGCCACCAGTGGCAAAAGCGCCGGCAGCCAGCAAACCGGCAGGCAAAAAGGTATCGGCAGGCTCTGCCAGGGGCGCTCCCTCCCGTCATCCTGCCGATACCCCTGACGAAGACCAACAAGAGGAGGAATGATGGCAGGTCTGCTCGGCAGCGGCTCTCCCAGAAGGAGCAAGACGCAGGTGAAGACCCAAGGCGGTAGGGGCAACATCGATACGCTCGATGCTGGCCTCAGCCCCGCAATGCGCGGTACTCCCGCGAAGGTCGAGGAGCGCATGTTCTATCTTCAGCAGGGATACTTGCTGAGCAAGCAGCTGAAGAAGAACAAGAGTTCAGGTATCAAGCCGTAATGAGAGTACTCAAGAATCCGGATGGGACTTGGCGCGTTACTGACGTGCCGATTGTCTCCACGGGGATTGAGTATCCTCTCGGCACTGGACTGACCACGTTCACTGACGTTCAACTGAAGGACGCAGTGTCTGCTGCTACCACCGATCCTGCGGTGGTAGCTCCCAGGATCAAGCTAGGGCATACCTCAGAGTACAACGACATCCTCGTAGGAGAGGCTGAGCAGGCATTCGGCCGCATTGATGTCGAGACGATGAGGATGGGCGACAATGGCCAGACGATCTTCGCAGACTACACCGGCATGCCGGAGTGGCTCGCGTCGGTTCTCCCTATGGCGTATCCTAACCGATCAATCGAGGGCAACTTCGATGTCGAGACAGTTACAGGCAAGCAACACGGGATGGTTATCAAAGCCGTATCTCTTCTCGGTGTCAGGTGGCCTGGTTGTCAGGTGCTTCCTGATCTGCCTCTTTGGTACGGCTCTACAGTCCCGGAAGGTGCAGAGATCGACGCAATTGTCACGGCACCAGGAGGAGGGATGGCAGATAGGATCGAGGCATTGGTTGACGTTGATAGAGCGAAGCGAAAGTTCTATGCCGAGTACGCGGTAGCAGACAAGACTCGGTGGTGGATCCGAGGGATCAAGTTCGACAGCAATGCCGGGCTCCAGCTGATCTGCGACGACGAGAGCAACGGTAATCTGTACCGTGTTCCCGTCGAGGTTGATGAGGAGAAGATCGTGTTTGGGGATCCGATCCAAGTGACGGAAGAGTTCCCAGACAAAAGCTTGGCGGCGTCCGCTGTCATGGCTGGCATGAGCATGTTCGACGAGGACATGATCGTGTATGCATCTCGGGCGGAATCACGCCCGGACAACTCGAACCAGGAAGGAGCCACCATGGACGAGGCAACTCGTCTCGCCTTGGCTACTCATCTTGGTCTGTCCGAGGATTCGTCCGAGGAACAGATCATGCTTGAGGTTGCCAAGAAGAATACGGCTCTGGCCGCTGTGCAAGCAGGCAGAGGCGAGCCGGGAGCGGAAAGCGCAGGCACAACGGAAAGTGAAGAGGGCGAGCCGGCAACCGGCGAAGAGGGCGAGCAGCCCGCTCCCGTGTCCAATCCGGATGACGAGAATGGTGAGGGTGCCGAGGCATCCGCTCCGGAGATCATCCATCTCGACAAGCAGGCGTACGAGGAGTTGAGGGCAGGAGCTTCTCTCGCAACTCGCCACGAGCAGGAGAGGCAGACGAGCCGCATCGCAGCCACGGTGGCTGAGGCGGTATCCGTCGGAAAGATCCCTCCCGCGCGGAAGAAGAGTTGGGAGACTGCTCTTGCTGCAGACTTCGACGGCAACAAGGCACTACTCGATTCGTTGGAGGCTGGGCTAGTACCCGTGCACATGCGTGGGACTGCTGGCAATGCCGGTGACGGGGAGAGCACAGACACGGGCGAGGGACTGCCGGACAATTGGTTCCCGGAGATCGCCGCGTCCCGTGCATCAAAGGGCCGGGACAGGCGCGTCCTTCAGGCCAGGGAGGGCTAGGCAATGGCGAACGATTGCATTCCGTTCCAACGTCCTGGCGAGGATGTCACGGCGCAAACGACCGCGATTGTGACGGGCAAGAGGATTGTTGCCATCTCTGGTAACCGCACCTCTGGTCCAGGGCTCGCCAACACGGCGGATGGATCGAACGTGAAGGTGGCGCACTGCAACGGTGCGACCACTGCTCCCTTCGGAGTGTCGAAGTATGACGCTGCGTCGGGTGCCAAGGTCGGCGTCATCCGCGAGGGTGTCGTCCCGATCACCGCAGGTGCGAACATCACTGCGGGCGCTCAAGTGATGGCAGACGCGACTGGTCAGGCCATCACGTACGTCTGGGCAGGTGCAGCGGTACCCGTCGTTGTCGGCATTTGTCTTGCCGATGTCCTCAGCGGGGCGGACGCGGAAATCGCCCTCAAGCTCACCTAGAGAGGAGGAAGGTCAAAGTGAAGAAACAACTCTGGGTTCCGGGGCAAGAGGGCATTGTCAGCGAGGGCGTTCGATTCGAGGCTCTTGTAGCCAACCCCGTTGCACACCCGCTCGGCCCGCCGACGATCACCGGTACGACGATGACGGTCGATTCGGCAACAAAGAGCCCGACAAGAATCACCCGCACGTTGATGGATCTCACTCTGCAGAGGTTCTTCGCAGATCTCGTGTTCACCAACGCGGGCGGCGTCACTGGTGGTGCTGTCGTCTACGACGAGGTCATCTCCAACGATCTCTACCTCGACCGCGACATTCAGCGCGTTGCTCCCGGTGATGAGTTCCCGATTGTCACCAGTCAGCGCCGTGGGCCGAAGGTCGCTGAGGTCGAGAAGTGGGGTGGCAAGTTCTTCGTCACCGTGGAAGCTCGCGACCGTAACGACGTGTCTGTCTTCACGCGTCATGTTCGTCAGCTGGCGAACACCATCGTCCGCAAGATCAATCAGCGGGCCGTGGAAGTACTGGAGGCAGCTGTCCAGGCATCGCCCAACCGACTCGTCACCGGCGTCAGCTGGGGCTCAGTCGTGACCGGCGGAGCTTCGACGAGCAACTCCAACCTGTGGCCTGGCTACGACTTCGCCAAGGCTCAGAACCAGGCTGAGACAGAAGAGCTTGGGATCGTGTATGACCTGTGGTTGCTCAACCCGGCCGAGTACCTCCAGTTGACCCGGATCTATGGTCCGGATCTGGATGCTCTGCTTTCGTCCATCGGCATCTCTATCTTCGTCACCAACCGGATCACGGCAGGCACGGCGTACGTCATTGCCTCTGGTCAGGTCGGTCAGATGCGGGTCGAGCAGCCTTTGGCAACGGAGCAGTGGTATGAGTCGGAGACTCAGAGGTTCTGGACGCAGAGCAGCGTTCGTCCGTTGATGTTCGTAGACAACCGCGTCGGCGTCCTGAAGTTCACGGGCCTAACCTAACATCGAAGGGAGCAAAGCACAATGGCCAATGAAGTAGGGTTCCACGGCTCGGATGACTTTGTACAGGAGGAAGTCTCCAAGTACAAGTCACCTTCCGAGTACGCGGATCAGGGCGACACTCGTGTCGTGCGGTACCTGATGTTCACGTATCTGGTGGAGACAAAGGATGCTGCTGGCAACGTCGTCCTCCAGCCGCGTGACGTGACGCGGGGAACGGTTCTTCGCAAGGATCAGATCGGCATGAATGCCCTCAAGAAAGGCGAGGAGGAGCATGCCTTCTATACGAGCGATGAACTCGATAGCCTCGAAAGATCCGGGAATGAGGCACCTCCTCCCGGAGCAGAATCGAACATCAACGAGCTAGGCGAGCAGGAGCTTGCTGAATGGCTCAAGACGGGTAAGGATGGTGGCGCTTACACGGTCGATGAGGTTCTGGATGCAGTAGGCCAGGACAAGGATCTCGCTCATCGAATGTTGTCCGCCGAGAACACAGCCACCAATGGTGACCCTCGAAAGGGTCTCGCTGTAGGCCTGACACACATCATCGAGGGATGATCATGGGCCGGTCTCCTCGCACTGGGAGACCGGCCTACCTCATCTGAAAGGAACAAGATGCCAATAGCAGCATCGGACATTCAGTTCCGGCTCTCAGGTGGGGCCGCGAATGTGGATCCAAACTTGTCTCTTGGTGGAATCATCAGCACAGCTGGTGGTGGAGCTATCGCAGACAACGTTGCGAACAATCTTTGGGACGACGTGACCGGAGACGAGGCAGCTGCCGGCGACACCGAGTACCGGGGAATCTACATCAAGAACAATCACGGCTCTCTGACTCTACAGGGTGCGGTGATCTGGTTCGACGGTACGGCAGGCTCTGCCCCTTCATCTGCGTCCCGCAACTTCGACATGGCCATCGCGGCGGAAGCCGTTAGCGTATCGATGGCAACAATCGCAAACGAGTCGGCGGTACCGGCGACGGTCTCATTCACGAGGCCCACCACCAAAGCTGGCGGACTCCAGCTCAACTCCACGACAGGTCTGATCGCAGCAGCGTATCGAGGCGTTTGGATCAAGCGAGCTATCATCGCGGCGGCAGCCGCAGCCAACGACACGGTCTCGATCCGTGTGGAAGGAGACACATTGCCGTGAGCGATGTCAAGTCTGCCCCTGAGGTCGTCAGTGTTCCGGAAGATGCGGGGTACATCGGCCAAGAGGCTACTCCTCATAATATCGAGGTAGCCAAGCTCCAATGCTACAAGGTCGTACGCGAGCACAAGGACGGCATAGACGCGGCGCTGAAGGCCGGAATGATGACGGCAGAAGAGGCGATGAACGAGTACGATGCCGGTGTCTACAACTACGTATATCTCGAGAATGAAGACGGCAGCTGGACTGTCGTTTCTCTTGTAGCCGGTGGAGAGCCCGTCGTCAAGAAGATGTCTAGGGCGGCGCTCTCGACGTACCATCCCTTCCACAATCCCAACAATGATCGACCGGGGAGCATCCAATGACTCTGATTACGTACGGATCATTCCCAGACGGCAAGATGAGCGAGTTCAAAGATACGTCACAAAATGCCTTTCCACCCTGGGCAGTCACCGCCAAGTCCGATTTGAAGGCGGGTGCGTACAAGGCGAAGTTCAAGGCTGGTCCTGGAATCCCAACGATGACGTGGGATAAGGACAAGTGCTACCGCGTCCACGCGCTCGGCGGTCAGGCAAGCAACTTCCTCAAGGCCGGCACTACCTTCTTCCGAGGACTGTCGTTGCGATGGACGATTTCTCCGACCACCACCTGGGCAGGAGACGAGATCCACGCCTCGGGCGGAACTCCTCTTGGAGATGGCCCTGCTCCTCTGAACGGAGCTTGGTGTGAGGGCGGCAACTGGAACTGGATCGTGCGGGGCGGCGGTAATCCCAACACTCGAGGATCCTACAAGCAGCACGACTTCGGGCCGCGAGGACAGAGGTGGCAGGGACTGTCTGAGAAGATCAACGTCGGCGAGTGGCTCCATACAGTCGTCGGTATGCACTTCGCTCCTGACAGTAGCGGCTGGTTCGAGATGTGGGCCTGCCATGACGGCGGTGTGATGGTCAATGTTGTACCTCGGATCAAGATACCTACCTGTTTCCCCGCTCCCATCGGGCATTATGCCATGATGTCGTGCTACCATTCTTCTGACGGAGTATGGCACGAGATGGAGTTCGCTGCTGGAGCATACGCGGATACGTTGAAGGAGATTCAGGAGTTCCAGAACGGGCAGTTGGAGCACAATCCGTGGCT